TATAATCATTATGTCCCCTTTTAATTATTGTCATCAAAGAACCAAAAAAATAAGACTACTAGATAGCCTGTAAGTTACAATATATACTACAAGTATACTTAGGGTAGGGAAGTAAGAGTACGTACGCTCTAGGTACCAATATGGAGCTAATTCGACTATTCTATGTCGTATTAGATACTATATAATCTCTATTAACTCTGTTATGTAATAATATAGTAAAGAAATCTCTCTAAGTATAAAAAAAGAGAGACCAATAAAGGTCCCTCTTAATCGTACTACAATACTAGGGTACAACTACCCACTGTGTTCCGTCCCAAGTTGCCTTGGCACCAACTACTGGAGCTTGAGGCTGAGGAGCATTGTTAGCTAATGAAGCAATCATTGACTGTACCTGATTTGGATCTATAGCAGGCTTACTCTGGTCCATCATAGGCTGTTGGCATTGTGCTGCGAACTGTGGTACATTCTGAAACATACCTGAGAACGCATTATCTATCTGCCATTGGTTAGGCCTACGTTGAGACAGTAGTAGCTTTTGAGTAGCATACATAGATGTCTGTACATACGACTGCAACATATTGAGCAACATAGCTCTGAGTACTTCGTTCATTTGGATCTCCTTTTCTATTAATTAACATATAATCTTAAATGAAATTTAACGTAATCGCTTTAGCGAAAACCCATTTTATGGGGGTGCGGTGTCTCTGAAAGGCCATACACCAAAATGCTACAATTTTTAAAACCTCTTGCTTTGAACCAGTTCAGTTAATATAACTTTAACCATAGAAAGGAGATACAATGTCTAAACGAATATACCATCTTACCATTGAATACGATAACGAGACCGAAGAGGTTGAATATATCGTAGAGACTGTAGATCAGCTTGAAGATGATGATATACGGCTCGTAGAGATAGGAACTGTAGATATCAGTAAATACTTTAATAAAGAAGTATTAAAAGAACTAGCTCTATGTTATGAAATGGGAGAAGCTTGAATATCTATAGTATATAATATAACTTCTGTCTAACCCTTAAAGGGTTAGAACATAGAGAATGATATTATATTATATATTATATATTATATCTAGATATATATATTATATATCGCGCGTACGAGAAAATGAATATTGACAGAAAGATTACACTACTGATTACATTATGGATTTTAGACAAAATTATTATGATATGTTTACTATGGTTATTAAAGTAAGATATTTATTACTAGTTATTGGATCAGGCATCACATGCGGTGCTGGGATCTTTTTCCTATATGGTGGTTTTGATTATGATAATATATATGAAAATGCCAATGTATGGTATAAAGTATCCACAGATCATTTAAATCCAGGTGAAGTGGTAGCTCTAGATATGAGTAGAGGATATTCTATGTGTAATGATGGCTTTATTTATTTAGTAGTACATGCATCAGATACAAACGAGGAAGTGATCGTGGCATTTCCTGATGGTGGCTATTGGTCAGCACCTGGAGTTGATACCACATCTATGGAGATACAAAAACATTTTGGCAAATTAGAACAAGATCTAAGGAAAAGATGACCTGGGAAGAGATGTATAACGAAGCTCTAGAAACAATAAATATCTTGAATAAAGAGGTAGAGACTTTAAGAGCTATTGTTAGGGTTCAACTACCAATTATAGAGAGGGATGATGAGGACATACAAAGTATCTAATATATTTCACAAGGTTTATGACAGTATGGAAGAATTTCTAGAAACTCACCCAGAGATACCAGGTCCATATATAGCAAAGAACTGGAAAGGTTCACAAATAGGAGATTGGGTAGAAGCAGACGATGGGTGTATTATTCAGATCTTGAGGAAGGGAAAGATGGTTGCTACCTGGGGAAAGCATAGAACTAGGTATTATGTAGGCACATGTACAGGAACTTTTATGTGTACTAAGAATGTAAAGATGGATACATCTAAGAGGGAGAATGTGTGGAGTATATCTGGAAAGGATACCGAGAGGGTTATCTTTGATAGAAAGAATATGACTAAAAGGGAACTTGTATTTGTTCAGTTTATTACAAGTGGAGTATCTCTCCAGCAGGCATACTTAAATGCATACGATACAGATAATCCTAGGTATGCATTAGAACAATCAGCTAAATTAATTAAGACAGAGAGGGTTCAAAAGGCTATGAAAGAAGAGTTAAAACCAGTATTAAAAGAATTAGGCATTGATGATAAGTCAGTATTGGAAGGCATCAAGAAGGTTGCAGAGGGCAGTGAGAAAGATGAGACAAAGCTAAAAGCATTATTCAAGCTATCTGACATCTTAGATCTCGAAGATAAGACCCAAACCAAGATCACCCAGCTTAGTGGGGCTGTCTTCCAAGGATTTGCAGACAATGTCTTAGATGAAGTACAACGTCCCAAGGAGTTAGGAGAAAAGAATGGCTAAAAGACTAGACCTGTTTAAGCATGATAAAAAGAATAGGCCTAAGGACTCGTATCATATCTGACCGTATGAAGGAACGCCACACCCCGTTGGGGAAAGGCATAAGAAGGAAAAGAAGAAATGATTAAGCTTATTATATTCTCTGCATTGCTTAATACAGGAGAGATCCATGCTACTCTTCCAGATGATACGAAAATAGAAGCTAGAAGGCGTGGTGGTAAGGGCAATAAGAAGCGTAGGCGTGGAGGCAATGGACTTAGATAATGGCAGAAGATTTATTACGTACCCTTGATCTAATATCTACATATACTACAGATCCATTATCTACAGGAACATATGGAGCACTGCAGAAAAGCAATCTCTCAGAAGATCCTCAAAGCCTCTATGATATATCAGAAAAATTTCTGACACAGGCTGAAATTGATAGAGACGAACGTATAAGTTCTTTTTTCTTTGGTGAAGAGGGTATAGATACTGGTATGGCACCAGACATAGCCTTAAGTCCTTTATTATCATTAAAATCTTTTTTAAAACCTCTAATGAAAAATAAAACCTTTGCAAATAAGGCATTGTCTGGATTAGCTAAACTTGAGAGGAAGATTGGTCCTAGCCTTGCTGAAAAATCTTCCACTACCTCTTTATTAGAACCTACTAAGGTAGCTAAGTTTTTAGAAAAAAGAGTACGAACAGATCTAGCTAAGGATTTGTTAACTAAAAAGGCTTATAAGAGGTTTCAGCATACTTATCCAGATGCTGGAAAAATATTTAAATATGATGAGTATAAGATATTAGTGGAAAGTAGTTTACTGCCAAAGGCTGACGATATGGCTTATGCTATTCCTACCAAATTGAAACATCCACGCTTGGGAGAATATGCTAGAAGTGAAGATCTAGGTATGTCATGGATTAATATGCGTCCAGATATTGGTGTGACTAATTGGATGTCTACTTTAAGGCATGAGTTTAGTCATAAACTTGATGATGTCGTTACAGGATTTGCTACTCCAGATTATAAACGTCTAGAGAAAGTTTTTAAAAAAGGGATGATACCAGAGGTTTCCGATGAATTGGTTAACTGGGATCTAATGAGGGCCTTACAGGGAGATAGGTTTAAATTGACAAAAAGAGTAAAGGATATAAAATATCTTACTAGCCCTACAGAGACACTTGCAAGAATAAAGCAAATACGCAGACCATATCTTGGACAGAAGGTAGTTGAGAAATTTGGGAAGGATACCATGGCAATGAGGCAATTAAAATCCGTATATACAGATGATTTTATCAAAGGACTCCTAAAGGATTACTGGGCAGTTGCTCCTATAGGGATTGGTATGGAAGCTATGGATGAAGTCTATGAGGACTTAAAATAATGGCAAACGTTAATTTTCACAATGTAGGCAATGAAGAAAAAGCATTAAGACTTGCATATAAAGATTTAATTTCATTTGGCAAGTTATTTTTACCTGATGACTTTATGAGATCTGAGACTCCCCCTTTTCATTATGAAGTAGCTGATGCAGTAAATGATTTGGATGTCAGACAGTTGGCAGTTATATTACCCAGGGGACATGGTAAGACTGTGATGACGAAGTGTTCTATTTTGCATGATTTTGTTTTTACAAAAGAACCTTTATTTTATGGCTGGGTAGCGGCTAGTTCTAAAATTAGTGTACCAAATTTAGATTATATAAAATATCACTTGGAATACAATGATAAAGTAAAGTATTTTTTCGGGGATTTAAAGGGCCGAAAATGGACAGAAGATGATATCGAACTTAGAAACAACTGCAAACTTATTAGTAAATCTAATTTATCAGGCATTAGGGGAGGTGCTAAGCTCCACAAGAGATACGACCTCATCGTGCTTGACGATTTTGAAGACGAGAATAATACCATTACGCCTGAGTCTAGAAGTAAAATTGCCAATCTTGTTACAGCTGTTGTGTTTCCTGCTCTTGAGCCTCATACTGGGCGTCTTAGGATCAATGGTACTCCTGTGCATTATGATGCTTTTATTACCAATATTCTTACTGGCTATTCTAAGGCACAAGCTAAAAAAGAAGATTTCAGTTGGACAGTGATTACACATAAAGCAATACAAGATAACGGAACTCCTTTATGGCCATCATGGTTTGGACATGAAGAGATGCAAAGAAAGAAAAAGTTTTACGCAGATTCTGGACAACCTCAGAAATTTTACCAGGAATATATGATGGAGGTTCAGAGTGAGGAAGATGCGATATTTACAAGAGATCATATTAAATACTGGGATGGTCAGTTTGTTCATGATGAAGAATCTGGCATTAGCAGTGTAGTTACGGAGGATGGCGATGTTAAACCAGTTAACGTTTTTGCAGGGGTTGACCCTGCTACGGACTCTCAGCGTAGGGATGCCGATTATAGTGTTATCATCTATATTGCTTGCGATGTGGACAATAATATTTACGTGCTCGATTATCTTCGCAAGCGTTCTTTACCTGTGCTCGGTATTCCAGGGTCTGATAAGAAAGGCATTGTTGACTATATTTTCGACTATGGAAAAATATATCATCCCTTGAATCATACTATTGAAGATACAACAATGTCTAAACCAGTCTTCCAGGCTATCAGGGCTGAAATGAGAAGGAGAAATGATTTTTCAATTGGATTTCGTGAAGAGAAACCAGGAACTAGAATGAGTAAAAGAGATAGAATACAGGGCATATTAGCCCAAAGATTTGCTGTAGGTCAGATGCATATTAAGAAAAATCATTATGATCTGCAGAGAGAAATAATTACATTTGGACCGCGGATGTCCCATGATGATACTATAGACGCATTAGCATATGCATGTAAGTTTGCATATCCGTGTGACTTTAGTCAGGGCAAGGATGGAGAATGGATGAAGAAGAAACCCGTAGCTAAATCATGGGTAACAGCATGAGGAAGAGTCTTATGAATTGTGTTGTGGAACTTACTACTAGGATTATTATTTTTAGGGACATATAGATATGGTGATTATATTACTGATGAATGCCCGCAGGCGAACTACAGCTGTCCAGCAATATGTGACGTGGATCACAAACACTTACCATTAAAGGAGTGCAAAGATGCCAAAGAAAAAAAGAGCAGACGAAGTAAGAAGTCTCTACAAGCTAGCCAACAATTGGACCAGGAAACAGTGGGAATTCATTAATCAGAAAGGATTTGACTTTGCTCACGATGAACAGCTGACTCAGGAAGAGAAGGATTCTCTAGAAGAACAGGGCATGCCTACTTTCACTATTAATAGAATTTTACCTGTTGTAGAAATGCTTAATTTCTATGCAACTGCAAATAATCCTAGATGGCAAGCAATAGGCGTAGAGGGATCTGATGCAGATGTAGCATCTGTCTTTGGAAATCTGGCAGATTATATTTGGCATTTATCTGATGGTAGTACATTGTATTCTAATGCTATAAATGATGCTATTTGTAAGAGCGTGGGGTATATGCTTTTAACTGTTGATCCAGATAGAGATGATGGTATGGGAGAGGTAGTAATACAGCAGCCAGAACCATTTGATATATATGTTGATCCAAAGTGTCGAGATATGTTACTTAGAGATGCTGCTTTTATTCTTATTCGTAAAGTATTACCTAAAAATCATTTAATTAAACTATTCCCTGACCATAAGAGAAAAATTAATTCAGCTTCTTCAGATGAATCTAGAGAGAACAGTTGGAGTGTTAGATCTTCGGGTGATGCAACTCAAGAGTTATTTGCATACAATGATGATGAAAATGCAAGCGAAGCTATAAATCCAGATGGATCAGAAGATACTATGGTTGAATTCTTTGAGGTATATGAAAAGTTAAAGGTACCTCATATGAATGTCTTTTATAGAGTACCTCCATCTCCAGAACAATTACAGCAAATGAAACAACAGGTTGCAGTTAAAATGAAAGAGATGCAAGCTGAAATGGAAGTACAGTTATTAGAACAGCAACAGCAAATGCAGGAGGCAGTTCAAAAGGGAGAGATGCTCCCAGAAAGATATGAACTTGAAATGCAGAAAGCACAGGAATTGATGAGGGCTCAGTTAGAGGGAGCTGAACAGCAGTATATGAGTGAACTGCAAAATGAAGCATCTAAAATTGAAAATAAGGTTATTAGTGAGAAAGAGTTTAAAATCCTTATGACTGATGAAGGTTTTGCAGCAAATGTTGTTGGTCAGATGAGATTTCATGCTCATAGGATTCAGCAAACTTGTGTTGTTGGTGATAAGGTTTTATATACAGAGGTATTGCCAGAGAATATTACAGATTATCCATTAGTACCCTTTCATTATAAATGGACAGGAACTCCATTTCCAATGAGTGCTGTAGCTCCCTTAATAGGAAAGCAGAGGGAGATGAATAAATCACATCAAATTATGGTGCATAATGCATCGCTTGGTAGTAGTTTGCGCTGGATGCATGAAGAAGGGTCTATAGACATGGATTATTGGGAAAAGTATTCATCTTCTCCTGGTGCCTTGTTACCTATTAGACCTGGTGCTTCTCCTCCTACCGCAGTGCCTCCAGCGCCCTTATCTAATGCATTTTTTACTATAGTTCAACAAGGTAAAAATGATATGGAATATTTAGCTGGTATCTACTCTTCTATGCAGGGAGATACACAGCAACAACATGAAACCTTTAGAGGTATGTTAGCATTAGATGAATATGGTACTAGAAGAATAAAGCAATGGATGCAGCATTCAATAGAACCAGCTTTAAGGCAATTAGGGAAGCTTCTTATGCAATTCTCTCAGGCAGTATATACAGCTAATAAGAGATTTAGAATTGTGCAACCATCTGCTATTCAAGAACAGAGGGAGCAGGAACTCAATATCCCTCTTTATAATGATATGGGAGAGGCAATAGGAAAATCTATGGATTATAAAGCTGCAAAGTTTGATGTTCATATTGTGGCTGGATCTACTCTTCCTGTTAATAGATGGGCATATTTAGAAGAATTAAAACAATTAATGCAACTAGGAGTGGTGGACGATATAGCTGTTCTTGCAGAAACAGACCTTAGGAATAAGGAGGGTATAGCAAAGAGAAAATCTATGTATGCCCAGATGCAGGGACAAATAGGACAAATGGATGAGGAGATCAAGGATCAGGCTGGAACTATTGAAACATTAGAACGACAATTAGTTCAGGCTGGTATAAAGACTAAGGTAATGCAAGGAACTATAGAGATTGAGAAAAACAAGCAGGATGTCAAAGGTTCTAGACAATCTGCTCTTCTTGAAACTGAAGCTCAGCAGAAACTGCTACGTAATGTAATGAAGAATGAAGCTGAGGTGGCAGGCCAGAAAATGGATCTAGCAGTCCAAAGTGCTGCAAATAATGCAAAAAAAGATTAAAATAGTTGTTGCTTTATACTATAACACTCTATATAAGTTTATAGATTATTAAATAAGGAGAAATAACAATGACAGAAGAAACAACCCAAAGTAACCCAGAACCTGTAGAAGATGCAGTTTTTGGCTCTAAAGGAGACGATTTCTTTGAAGCGCTAGAAAATGATGTGAATGGCGCTATACAAGATACTACATCAACCTCTGAGGTAACCCCTCCTATAAATAGTGGCTCCGAACAGGTAACCCACGCTGTGAACGAGGAAGGCTCCAAAAACGAGACGCAAGTCGATTGGGAACAGAGATACAAAGATTCAACCAGAGAAGCTCAGCGAATGCATCAAGAGATGTCTGATTTGAAACCTTTTATCCCAGTTCTTGACGCAATGAAGAATGACAGTGGTCTTGTAGATCATGTCCGTAATTATCTGACAGGTGGTGGCAAACCTTCAGCTACAATCCAGGATCAACTTGGATTAGGTGAAGATTTTGTCTTTGATGCTGGTGAAGCAATGGCTGATCAAGCTTCAGACTCTGCAAAACTGATGAATGCTCACGTGGACCGTATGGTTCAGAGAAGAGTTGGTCAAATGATAGGTGCTGAAAAGGAAAGGGCTGCTAAGACCCATGCTGAGATTACTCGGCAAGGTGACGAGAAAGCATTTCGTGATAAGCATGATATGACCGATCAAGAGTATGATGGTTTTGTTGAAGCTGCTAAAGAGCATATCTTAACTTTAGAGGATATTCATTACCTTTTAAATAAAGAAAAGACAGCTACCAATACAGCAAATTCTACTAAAAAGGATATGCTGAATCAGATGAAAAATGTACGGAATATGCCTACAAGTGCCAGTGGAGCAAACTCGCAAGGTTCTAAAGAAGAGCGTCCTGAAGACTTAGTCTTTAATGCGCTAAAGGGTCTTGACGGTGATTTAGATAACCTGTTCGAGTAGGTACGACAAAAAACTTTGAAACAGTTTTTGCCTGCTCTTGAACATAAATAAGGAGACAGACAAATGGCTGACGTATTATATGGAGGTGGCAATGATATTGGCACTTTCAGTGACGTTAATAGTCCTGGGTCATCAGGCAGCAGTCTAGATACTGGCGATCTTAGGCGGAAATATAATTTCGGTGATCGTGTATCTGAACTGAACCTGGCTCAGGATCCGTTCTTCCGTTTTGTTTCTATGGCGGCAAAAAAGCCGACAGATGATCCTTCGTTCAAATTTACTGAACGTAGAGGTTCATGGAACAAACGGTACGCATACCCATCTGCATTTTCAAATGATAATAGCACATGGGTAGAAGATCAAACAGCATCTGCAACAACTCAATACGATACATATGAGACCACGAGTAACACGGTATATGTTAAAATGGTTAGTGACTACAAAAATTCTGGTAATGTTACTAGTATTTTTGGAAACACTTCTAATGACATATTACTTGGAGATGATGGCACAATGCCTAAATTCTTCATTCCAGGACAATTGGTAAAAATACCTTTTGGCGCTGGTGGTGCAGCTCCTGTAATGGGATCATATGCAATTATAAAAGTAATCTCAGTAACCGAGCAAGATGAAGCAACATCTCCTCCAACAGTACATACTCAGGGTGAGGCTGTAATTTTGAAAGGCGAAGTTGTAAAAGCTAAGGATGCTGGTGATGATTACTTTGCTGGTCCTTTAGGTGTTAATACGCCTGTAGGGGATGTCACAGCTACTACATCTATTGCTGGTGCAACTCAGGGCGCAGGTCTTGAAGCATCAAGATGTTATGTTGTGGGTTCTGTGTTTGATAAAGGTACTGGTTATCCAGAAACTTGGAAAGACCAGCCTTTCTCAACTGGATATGGACAAACTCAGATCTGGAAAACTTCAATGGTTATGGATAACACTGATCGTGCTACCGTACTGAAGTATGAAGGAAATGAATGGGCTCGTATCTGGAAAGAAAAGCTCATTGAGCATAAGTGGGATATTGAACAGAGTCTTCTGTTCGGCTCCCAAAGTAGTGCGTATCGAACAACTCAAGGTTGTGTTGACTGGGTTTTGAATAATGGCAATATCTTCAGTTTAGCTGTTGCTACCAAATCTCAAGATGACTTCCTTGATGATCTTTCTAACTTCTTAGATCCTCGCTATAACAATGCTAAGTCTAGTGTATTCTTCTGTTCAACAGCAGTTTACAACTGGCTACATAAGTTAAGTGGATACTTTGCTAATAATTTAGCAAGAGTTCAGCCTGCATTAGGAGCTAATAGTGTAACTAACTATGAGAAATCATTAGCTCGTGCTGATTTAGCTATGGCAGGTAGAAAGAAAGTTCTCGGACTTGACACAACAACAATCTCAACCGTGTATGGTGATATAAACTTAGTTCGTAATATTCACTTGGATGGCACTAACGTTGCCCTTCTTGGTGTTAATATGAAAAACTGTTCATATCGTCCCTTGGTCGGAAACGGAATCAATCGAGATACTTCAATTTACGTTGGAGTTCAAACACTAGAAAACAGTGGTGTGGACCGCAGAGTAGATCAAATTCTTACCGAAGCTGGTATGGAATTTAGTATGCCTGAATCTCACGCTATCTGGACACTATAAGGAGGTATGAAAAATGGCTAATCCTTTATATGGACAGAATAAAGCTGATGGTCTAATTGACAATCAGGTTGGTGGGTGTTTTATGGTAGATCCTGCTGGTACAGATGGATCAACAGGAACTCCAACTAAGACGTTGACAGCTGCGGATTCTGGAAATACATACTTTATTAACATTGCTGCTAATACTGTATATGTAGAACTTCCAGCTCCTGCGGATGGATTGAAGTTTAAATTCATCTTGCATGTGCTATCTGATAATGAAGCATCTAAAGACTTTGTTCTTCAGACAAGCGCAGATGCTGTAGATATTCAAGGACATATCTTTGAAGATCAGGCAGCTTTAACAGAAATAACTGCTGATACAAGTATGGTTCAGTGGGATACTTCTGATGGAGCAGCAACTGTTGGTGATTGGATTGAAGTGCTTGCATTTGACGGCCATTGGTATGCAACTGGAGTGGCTAATACAGCTGCTGCTATTGACATTGCCGATGCCAGAGCATAAATCATAGTTAGCAATAACAATCAAAGCCAAAACTCTCTCTCGTGGGTTCTTGACTCTCCTCGAGAGGGAGTAGCGGCTTTTTAACAAGGGGACTTAAATGGCAGATTTTCAAGAACAAGTAATGGGAATAACAGGTCTCACTATAGATGGTAGTTCTACTGCTCCTAGTAGGTCTGAATTTTCTACATTTTTAAATGATGGTGTTATTGATGTTACTAATAGATGGCTTCTCGTTAGGCCTCAAGATATAGAATTGTTTGTTAGAGAGAGTTCAACTACAGCCTCTAATGGACTTGATATAGGAGGAGCTGATGTAATATCTGTCCTCAGGGAAGCAGGTGCAGATGGTGATACTGATGGTAGTTCTGCATGGAGACCTTGTAGAAAAATTCCAGCTTCAATGCAATCAAGAGTAGTAGATACTGAAAGTCTAAATTTTGCTTCTAAATATAATCCCGCATATGCAATTGATAATAATGGAGGTATTAATGTATATCCTATTCCAGATGGGACTGATGATGGCTTTAGAGCATATTATGTAAATAATGCTCCAGAAGAAACAGATGGGACAGCATTAGATCATGCTAGTACTGGTATTAAATATTTCCCTAAAAATAAAGTTTACTTAGTAGTTATATATGCAGGCATAAAATCTTTGCAGTCAAATTTAGGTGCTACAGGTATATCTACATTTAGTTTAAGTGCCTCTGCGCCAGGAACTCCTAGCGATCCAACTATATCTTATAGTAATGGTTCTTTGACTAGTGATATAGCTGTTGCTCAAGATGCTATAGTTGTTGCTCAAGATTCTATAACCGTCGGTCCTACTGATGCTGCAGGTACTAGTGATACAGACGCTCCATCAGATGCCAGTGGAGATAGTAGTTCTGCCTATGTAACACCAACAATTACTACTGGATCTTCGTTAACAATAATGGATGCTGTTGCTGGTGAAGAAACTCCATTAGGAACAGATGCAGATTATGATAATTGGGCTCAATGGTTTAATGTATTAGGAGAATTGATAGAAGATGAAGAGGATAGTGAACTAGCACAAGCACAGATAGGAAAGATTCAGGCATTCATTCAGGCGTTTCAAGCTGAGGTACAAGATGCATCAGCTGCTATGCAGGCTACTATTCAAGATGCACAGCTTGCAACTCAGGCTTCTATAGCTAATGCCTCTAATGATGTCTCTACTAATAATGCTTCAATGGGTACTTTAATCCAGGCTTCAGTTGCTAATGCTTCTAATGATACGCAAGCATCTATAGCTAAAATGCAACAATCGACAAGTGCAGCTACAACAAAGATGGTTCAGTCTACTACGGCAGCTATTCAAAAGATGTCCCTAGCTACAAATGTTAGCCTTCAAAACGCTGCTAAAACATTAGAAGCCTCAATACAAGATTATTCACAAGAAATTGCATTATTCCAAGGGGAGCTGGGGAAATACCAGGCACAAATTGGTGCAGAGATTCAAGCCTATCAGCAAGAAATAGCTGAGAAAGGTACAGAATATCAATGGATGACTGCTAGATTAAAAGATTTAAAAGAGGAGTATGACAGAGCATTTTTACTGGCAGCTCCTAAACAACAACAAGCAAGAGCGTAAAGGAGAATCAATGAGTAAGTCAGTAATCAAAGAGAAAGAAGTAAAGCTTTCCGATAATCATGTAACAGAATTAGATGTCGACTTTAAAGGGAAGACAAATGATGAGTTAAAAGAGGTTCGGGACACTTTAGTTACTCAATTAAACCAGTATCAGACAATGACAATAAAAGCTGCTGGTGCTATTGAAGTTTTAAATCAACTATTGCCTGAAGAGGATGATAGTGAAGGTTAATGAACTTATGGAGCGTGTTGGCATGACCCAAACAGGTCGTGCCCTTGCGTACATTAAAGATGGTTTAGATGAGATGAATATGATGGCAGAAACCCATGTTAATGTTGAACGTATAGATATTACTGCGGATCAACGATATTATACTATGCCTATGGATGCTATTAAGATAATTGATATTCGTTGCAAACATCACGATAATAGTGATAGCAAATATAGAAGCGTTCCTAGAAGTATACATAAACCCCCTACTGAGGATGCAGATGGCGTCTAAAAGAAAATATGCATATTATTTACGTGGCAATCAAATAGCCATTATAGAGGAAGGTTTAGGCTCTGGAGTCTGTAGCCTTTCTGGTTATAGTAATCAAACAACTTGTGAAGCTGCTGGAGGGACCTGGACTGAGAATGCTACAGGTACTGATGATGGTGTATATAGAAGTCCTACTGCTACTGTGGCTGATGGTTTAGAGATAGAATACGCATATAGTCCTAGATATTTTATAGAATCTACAGATACTTCTACTACTACTGTTTCAGGATGGGATCAAGATAATGATGGTAACTTTAGACTTCGTGCCTCAGGTAGTACTAATTGGACATCTTCTCCTGATTTAAGTAGCGTTACTCATATAGTTTTAAGAAATGCAGGTAGATGGAATGGTATGCATAAGGTTTCATCTGTTACAAATAATAGGATAGTTACTACTACTAAGGCTTCAACTTCTACATCAGAAACCTTATTTGAAGAAACGGTAACTTTATATTATGATGTAAATGTTTTAAATGATGAGTCAGATACTATAGATCTACCAGAATATCTAGCTAAGGCATTAGTATATTATGTTAAGGCTAAGATGGCAGAAGATCAAGGAGATATGGAGAGAATGCAATATAATGAAGTACAATTTAGAGCATTAATGAATAGATATGAGAATTCCAGAATCTGGGGTTCTAGAAGAGTAGCTCCTGGAATCGGAGCAATAAGATAAGGAGAATATAATGGCAGTTACAGTTAAAGTTATAAGAAATCAGAACCCTAAGCATGATACTGCGGGAACTTCAGAATATGCAGCTGCAATAGATGCTGCTATTGGAGCTGTGCTCCCTGCAAATGTAGATATTGCATCAGCATGGGATTCAACAACTAATTCTATTGTTACTACAATTGTATTAAATGATAATTCATAATTATGAGAAATTCTACTTCACCAAGCATATCATTGTTTGACCAGTTAGGTGCTGGATTAGATGTAGTAGGACAGGTTCCTGTACCTAAGTATCATCGCTATCAGCATGAGGATGCAGCTGAAGGAGAGATAGCACCTTCAGAAGTACCTGCAGAGCCCTTAGAGTCACTACCTAATAATATGACTGATATGAAATTTACTCATTCTCTTATTAAGCATTTAGATATGTTGTATAATAGAATGCTTGCAGGAGAAATCTCTGATATTAATAATGAATCACAGGTTAATGAAGAAACTATAGATATAGCAGGTGTTCCTCATACACAGAAACATTCCTATTACAATCCAGGGAATAGTAACGTAACTGAGAGTTTCTAATGCCTCAGCCTAAGGTTAATATAGCAGGCTCTGATGGAAGTTTGGTTGGAGTAACTGGTGGCAAATTAGAGGTTGAACTTGGAACTTCCCCCACAATTGATATTGGTGATATACAAATTAAAGGATATGCTACTGTTGGGCAATTTGCTTTAAATGTAAGAACTGTTGGTGGAAGTGGCCCAACTCGATTACCTGATAATGATTGTAAACATGCCGATATAATGGCAAATATATCCAATACAGGAATAGTATATATAGGGATAACTGGTGTTTCTGCTACAACTGGAATTGCTTTATATGCAGGAGATGTTTATAGTGTAAATATTGAAAATACCGAATTATTATACGTACTCCCAACTGTAGATAATGAAGATATTAATGTGGTATTTTATAACTAATGGCTAGTAACGTAACAAGAGACCATCATAATCTTCGGAGAAATCTAAAGCTTAATGATAACTTCATCTCTAATGATGGAGAAGCTTTGGGTATTAATATGGCTGATGAGGGACATGTGATGATAACTAGTGATCAGAGTCCTTGTAAGTTTACTCTTAGTTCTAAAGTATCCTATGGCAATTCTGTTATTAACTTTGGGACTAATCTTACTGTAGGTGGTTCTAATGTAGATGGCAGGATAGGATTTGGTAATGATAGCACTGCCACAGACAGGTCTCTTACTTTTCAAATTGCAGACACAGGCGAAACTCAGTTTTTCTTTGGTAATGGTAAAATGATGATAGGTAATGCTATCTCTGGATTGACTCCAAGTGCTCGTTTAGAGATAGAGAAGGTTACAAGTTCTGGTCAAGGTAGTGATCCAGGTGAACTAGCAAAGGGAGTAGCCCAACCAGACCTTACTACCCCTAATCTAAGGCTTAGTTATGATCGGTGGAAGTATGTAGATTTTGATACTGGTATTAATGGAGCTTTGACTATTACTACAGTGGCTGACGATAACTGCCTTACTGGTGTTGACGATTTAACAAGACCAGGTAATCATGATGCTTGGGAGATAAATAGAACTTGGAACGTGCAAAATGGAGTAACTAGTGGCTCTGGTGATCGTGAAAAATTTAAAATAGTGACTGATGGTGATGGCTATACTACATTTACTTTAGTTCAGGGTGGTCGTAATTTTGCTGTAGATGAGACTATCACCTTTACTGACCCAGGAGAGACAGATAATACTGCCGTATTGACTGTTGCGAGTATATCTAGTGTTGCCGATATCATCTTAGCTCCTGATGGCAATGTAGGTATAGGTAATTCAGTACCAGGAAGTGACTTAGAAATTAGTAAAGTATCTGGTGATGCTTCTATTGAATTGAGTGCTTGGTCAGCAACAGATGGTGATTCTGGGACTTTAATATTTCAAAAATCAAGTATAGCAACTGTAAATACTTTTGGAGATGGAGCTGGAACTGCTGCTAGTGAGACATTGGGACGTATTGAAGCATGGGGGACAACTCAGGATGGTACTGCTGCTGATGATATTGCAAAATTATCTTCCTATATTGAGTTTTCTAATGACTCAGCTTCACGTGAAGGAACTGTCCCAGGTAAGATGATTTTTGCAGTAGCACCAAATAGTGATAATGCTACTCCAGCTGAAGCAATGAGGATAACACAAGCTGGCAATGTAGGCATAGGAGTTACAGACCCAGATACTAAGTTTGAAATATTTGGAACAAGCAATTCTTTACAACAAAAGTGGTCATATGATGCTGATAGTTTTGCTTCTATGGCTGTCGTAGATGCTAGTCACACAACTATAGCTACTGGAGAATCTGGTAATATAATTCTTGATGCTGCTGGTGATATTCGTCTTGATGCAGCAGGTGGTGATATTACTATTTTACAGGCAGATGTAGCCATACCACCAGATAAGAAGATTACATTTGGTAATACTGGTGAATATATTACAGGGGATGGTACTGATTTAGATATTGTTTCAAGTGGTACTATGCTGATACAGGCAGTAGGGGATATAGATATGTTTCCTTCAAGTGGACAGGATGTAAACATATTGGCAGGGGCATCGAATAAAGGAATAATTTTAAATAGTGGGGCAGCTGGGGTTACTTATATACAAATTAATAATATATTTGATGAAGCTGATTATTTCAAAATCAGCTGTGCAACGAATGGTGCTACAACTATTGCAACTGTTGATGATGGTGCTGATAATGCTGATTTAACTTTAAATATTGATGGCTTTATAGATATGAATAGTGCATCAGGTGAAAATATTACACTTGATTCGGGTGGTGATATTACCTTAGATGCTGATGGAGATAATATAACAATGTTAGCAGGTGGTACTGGTAGCGGATTAGACTTTATACAATCAGGTACTGGCGATTATACCATAAAAAACTTAACTTCGGATAAAGATATTATCTTTAATATTAATGATGGTGGCTCTGATACAGAGATAATGAGACTTGATGGAGATGTGAGTAGCCTACTTATTGCATCTGGGAAAAAAATTGCTTTTGCAGATTCAGGTGAAACTATATCTGGAGATGGTACTGATTTAACTATTACATCAGGTGGAGATGTTACTATTGATGCAGAGGGTGACATTGTTTTAGATGCACAAGGTGGTAATATTACTCTGTTAGATGGTGGTTCAACTTATACACCTTCAGCTACTTCAGATGCTACAACCAAAGCTTATGTAGATGCTAATATGTATCACTTTATAAGAGTAGGATTTGATTATAGTTTCACGGCTGGAACAAAAATATATTTGCCAATGGCAGGAGCAGAAAGTCTTAGAGAAACTACAACATTAATAGGTAATTCTGAAACTATGTGTTGGCTTTGTCCTTTTGATGGTTCTGTAGAAAAGATAATAGTAAGGTCTGAAGCAGTTTGTGGTTCAACAGTAATTGGTTTACATGTAGGAGCAGGAGCATTACTCGAAGTTCCAAGTGCTATACCTACAGTATCAGTAACAGTAAATATGTCAGTAGATAATACAAGTTATACATTTGATTTTGCAGGAGCAGGTTCAAATACATTTAATGCTGGAAATTTTATAGTATTTAGTTTTGACCCTACAAATGATGCAAATGATACACATCTTATAATAGTTTTAAAACTTGATACTTCAACATAATGTTAGATACACTTAAAACAACAGGAGCAGGAATGGTATGAACAAGTCTATAAAAAAGATTATAAAATTAGCATTACAGCATCTTGGCTTAGATTCAGAAGATGCTAGAGAAATGTTGTATGTTACTGGCAAGGCTGAATCGGGCTATAAGACATTACAACAGTATGGTGGCGGTCCTGCGTTAGGCTTTTTCCAGATGGAGCCAAATACTGCCATAGACATCTGGGATAACTATGTAATGTATCGACCTAAATATAGAGATAAATTATACTCTTTAGGCTTCGATGATAGTAATGTTGAATTCTGTTTGTTATCTAATATCGGATTACAGGCAGCATTTTGCAGGCTTCACTATCGAAGAGTCCCTTCAGCCCTGCCAAAAGTTTCTGATCTAGAAGGCCAGGCGAAATACTGGAAGAAGCACTATAATACAGTGAAGGGTAAGGGAACCGTTAAACATTTTATGGAGATGAATAAGTAATGAATCTACTAGACACTTTAGCACAGAATCCCATTATAGGGGCAGGAGGTAGCCTAGGAGGCTGGATCGGTAGTTTGGTGATCACAACCCCCATATTCCAATTTTTATCGGCTTTATTCGGCACTGTCATTGGTTTAGTGACTATTATAGGGATTATTGTAAGATTTATAAAACAACTAAAGGAGAATGCATGATATGTCCAAAGTGTACATCTATACTTATAAAGAAAGAAGGGACACGGAAAAGAAAGACTGGGACGATACAGGAATATAGCTGCAATGCCTGTAATAAATGGTTTTCAGTTCCTGTAGAAAACAATACAGAAGAAGGGGCGAAGCATGTATTTATGGAAGATGTTGAACCTGGGAATATCCTTGAGTACAAGACCGATAAGGTATTTCGATTGCACTGTGCTACCGATATACATCATGGGGCTAATGAGCATCATTATGATAAGTTTAATGAACTTATAGATGAGGTAGATTCAGATCCTAATGCGAGGTGGATAATGAATGGAGATAATATAGAATTAATACCTCCCAACTATAAGATATCGCAAAGAGGTCAATCAATGGAGCCAGATGAACAGCATATATCGTTCATCAAGAGAGTTGAGCATATAGCAGACAAGCTATTGTTTATTAGAGGTGGAAATCATGATATGATACGTTCTATTAATTTATTAGGATTTGATGTATCAAGAGTAATGGCTGATATGTTAAAGGTACCGTACTTTAGAATGCCAGGATATACAAGGATAAAGGTAGGAGATGCGAGATGGTATTTTGTATCAGGGCATGGTAAGAGCGGTGGCAAGAATGGCGATTTGGAATTGGATAAGATGGCTGCAGTATATAGTGATGGTGACGTTTTCTTTTTAGGACATAATCATCAATTGTATACTAAACCATTAGATAGTTTAAAGGTATTAGAAGATAAAGAAGGAGTGCGTAGACGGTGGTATATCAGAGGTGGAAGTTTCTTGGAATATGCAGATTATGCAAGATATTCATTCTATCCTATGGTAAGAACTGGATGGGCAACTGTTGAATTCGCAAAAGATAAGATAAGGGCATGGACAAACTAAAACATGGACAATTGGATACAGGATCTTGGAGTAGTCGGAGTACTATCAGTAGCGCTAATGTTTATACTAAGATATTTGACACAGACGCTATCCTGGGAGGTCAAGAACTTGCATGAAATACTTGTCAAGCTTATCGACAAAGTTAGTAATCTTAAAGAAACAATTGATAGATTGTTTAATCGGAGTAAGTAATGCAATTAAATGGGCACATCCACCTAGAAAATTTGTTAGATGTGAAGATTGTAAAACTAAAATAAAGGAGAAAGAAAATGCCAAAACCTAGACAATGTAATAAAATAAAGGATCCAGCAAAAAGAAAAAGATGTTTACAGTATGCTGGTGAGTATGCTAAAAAGAAAGGCTCAGCTACAAATGAAATGAGCAGAGTAAGATCATCTAAGCAGGGAGGATATTAGAATGGATATTATACTAGCAAATTGGGAGTATGTTTTAATTGGTATTCTAGCCATAGATAAGGCAGTAG